TTTTAATCGAGGTGAACGATCGCAATGCTCTTTATTCAGTAGTTACTTTTGCAGAATCAACTCGAACAAAGGAAATCGCAAAAATAAATTTTATTCGTTATGAAGATAATTTATAACACATTTTTCTATAATGGTCACCGCTACTATGTCGGGCGTCGAAACAGAAAATACGCACATAAGGCGGTTGCGCGTTCGCTTAAAACATTAAAACTAAAACTGAGGAAAATGTAAGCAATGGGATTTGACGTAACATATTATCAAGAGAAAAGCAGAACGTCTTCAGATGTCCGGGATAATAATTTCGGAATATCTCTTGATCGTCACGAACCTCAAAATAAAATCATACTTCAGGCACTGAGATTATTGAAGGAAGCCGGCGCAAGTAAAATCTACAATTATTTGAATGTAACAACCCCGCCCGAAAAGAAAAATAATCGAGGCGAACGCTTCCCGCTCCAGTCAGTAAGACGTACTCTTACAAACATGGCAGATAAGAAACAGGACATACCCAGAATCTTATTTGTCAGGGAAGACAAATCAGAAGTATATGATAACTCGACGGAATCAATTTATCGGGTTAATCCGAATTATGAAAGTAATTCAGACCAGCAAAAAATATTCTAACTAATTAAATACGGAGGTATTATGTGTTATGCTCATTTCCTGGAATCGAACGCTGTAGAAAATACGATTCACGAGGAACAATTCGAAGCCGAAATTCAAGAGGCTTTTAAAAGTAATAAAGACCGTCCCGATCTATTTGTCAAACACTTGCAGGACGTTCTTCAGATGTCTGAGTTTGATATACTGAAAGAACTCGGGAGATTCAGAAATGATCTATTATTAAAGTTCAGCATTTATATAACACCAAAGGAGCAATAGTCCGGTAGACTAACTGCTCCCTTTTTATTAACTCTAACAAAAACAAAATGACAAATTCAAATCTCAAATGCAAGGAGGCTTTATGGAACTAAAGAGAGCCTCACGCAAACAAACGAAGATTAAACTTCTGCTTTCAGGTCCTTCCGGATCTGGAAAAACATATTCCGCTTTGCTGCTTGCAAGCGGAATGGTACCGTGGGAAAAGATTGCCGTAATAGATACGGAACGCGGTTCAGCTGATTTATATTCCGACCTCGGACCGTATAACACTGTTACACTTGAAGCTCCATTCCCGCCTGAAAAGTATATCGATGCAATAAACTTATGCCTCAGCAAGGGTATGGAGTTTATTATCATCGATTCAATTTCTCATGAATGGGACGGAGTAGGCGGATGTTTGGAAATTCATGCTAACATGACTGGCAATAATTCATATACGAACTGGAACAAAGTAACCCCGCGCCATAATAAATTCATCGATGTGATACTCCAATGTCCCGTTTATGTTATCGCTACGGGACGTTCAAAGCAGGATTACACACTTCAAACAAAAGACGGCAAGCAAGTACCGGAAAAAGTAGGGTTAAAGACTGTTACGCGCGAAGGATTTGATTACGAAGTAACAATTCAGTTTGAAATCGATATCAATCACAACGCAACAGCGGTCAAGGACCGTACGAAATTGTTTGAAAAATTATTCCCGGAGCCGATTACTCCTATTGTTGGCACGAGAATAAAAGAATGGATCGCTTCCGGCGCGCCGATGGAACCGACACCATTTGAAACCTATAATCAAAGGATTTCATCAGCAAAAACAGTCGATGAACTGACAGCCGTCTCAAACGATATTATGAATGATAAGAATCTTTCAGAATATCAGCATGACGCGCTTCGTACTGCATTCCGGAATAATGAGGTTTTCAAATCAAATAAAAATGTATTCGTAAAGAAACCTCAGAAAGAAAATTCTTCTGCCGGGAACAAAGAAAACGGCAACAAACCTGCAGATAAGAAAACCGAACCGGCTAAGCAGGGAGGAAAAAACGATTCTCCCGGAGCAAAAACAAATGTAAGAATCCCTGATGTCGGAACGCTCGGGCAATACAAAAAATTCATGGAAGATATCAAAGACACGAATAATGAATTTTCGCTCGACGTTCTCATAACTGATATCGAAGGTACTGACGGATTTACTCAGCGTCAAGTCGATGCCTTAAAAAAACTGATCGAATCCAAACGCAGGGTTATTCTTGCCGATGAGGCAAAGAACAATCCCCCTGCTTCCGAAACTAACGGTACTGATAAGAAATTCGCAGGTACCGATTCAAATAATTTTTTAAAGAAAGGAATGGGCAAAGATGGCGGGAAAAACTAACATAGTAAATCCGGAAGAAAACAAAAACACGGATCTTAAAGTAATCAATCCGGTAACCATGCTGTTTGAATCGGATATCATAAGAAAATCCGATATCGATGCTGTTGCGGATTTGATTGTCGATAAGGCATTCGAAGAAACAAACGGGCACGCTCCGCTCGTCGTATTTGAAGCAATGAAAAAAGTATGCGAAAAAGTCAACGAAAGATTACGCCACGAAATGGAACTGAAAGGAACAGTAACGGTAAAAGGCGTAAGGCTCGAAGAGGCTCCAATCGCGCGTACTTTCGATTATTCCGTTGACGGCGAATGGTTGAAATTGAACGAAGCGCGTAAGGCGCGTGAAGCGCTGCTTAAACAGCAGTATCAGATTAAAACTAATCCCTTAAACTTCGGGAAAGACGTTCCGGGTATTGTCGAAGAAGGCGGTGAAGAACTTCCGTTGATTGAAGTGAAATCAGGCGGAGGCGTTACCGTGAAAGTAACATTTCCAAAATAAAACATCCATAGACGACTGCCGCAATATATAAATGCGGTATAAGCAAATGCATGATAGTCGAATCGGCTGAGACCTAAACCCCGCCGATCTTTAAAACGACAAATTAAAAAATATATTATGATAATCAAAACAGATAAACCTTTAATTTTCTTCGACCTGGAAACGACCGGAACGGAGCTAACATCGAGAATAATCCAGATAGCCGCGATCAAGTTCGTACCGGTTAATGGATTGATTAATTTCCCAGTAATAGATCAGACTTTCAGAGCATACGTTCACCCTGGTAACGGAATATCGATTCCGGAAGTTGCAACAGCCGTTCATGGCATCTGCGATAAAGACGTTTCCGAAGCTCCATTCTTCAAGGATATTTCAAAGGAATTATGGGAATTCCTTTACGACTGCGATCTCGCGGGATTTAATATCCTTAACTTCGACGTCCCGGTACTGGCGGAACATTTCGCTCAATGCGGGTTTGAATTTCCGATTGCTAATACGCGGTTCATTGATTCAAGCGTAATTTTCCGTAAACACTTCCCGAGGACATTAGCAGCAGCTTACAAGACTTACACGGGCAAGGATATGTCCGAGTTTTTTAACGCTCACGATGCAATGGAAGATTCAAAAGTAACGGTATCTGTTCTCGAAAAACAAATTGCGGAACACTTCAATAACGAAGCCGATATCAAATCTCTCAATGAAGTTTCTCTCGACGGACGCATCATCGTAGATCCTGCCGGGAAGTTCTCCCGGGATAAAGACGGCGATATCATTTTCACATTCGGCTCAAACAAAGATTCAAAAGTATCTACAAACCTCGGCATGCTTGACTGGATGCTGAAAAAAGATTTCCCGGAGACGACGAAGCGTATCTGCAGGGAGATCCTGAAAGGAGAATTGAAATAATATGAGAGGAATCAATCAAGTTATATTACTGGGTTTTCTCGGCAAGGATCCGGAATACAAGCAATTTCCATCCGGCTCTGAAGTAACAACGTTCAGCCTGGCCGTCGATGAATCATACAGACAAAACGGTCAGGATATGCAAAAAACGTCCTGGCATAACATTGTTGTCTGGGGAACGATGGCACCGCACTGCGCTAATTACCTTGCTAAAGGCTCTCAGGTTCTTGTCATGGGAAAGATTTCGCATGAACAATATGATGATAAGGACGGAATAAAGCGCACGGCAACAAAGATCATCGCGTCAACGGTCCGTTTTCTCGACAGAAAATCTCAGCAGGGAAATTCAGAAACCTCGAAGCCACAGGCAGATTCCGCTGACGTGCCTTTTCCGGAAGAAGAAGAACTACCATTCTAGGGAGGAATTATGGCAGGCACAATTAATGTAAATCCTCAAACCCTTGATTATAGTTTTCACGAAGAAGATGAAATTCTCGAGGTTTGGATTTTTGTTTCTCCCGGGAAAATTCGGACATGGGATATTTTCTACCATCAAATTGAATCCTTCGACCCGGAGTTTTTCAATAAAGTAAAAGCGCATGAATGGTGTGAAGTTCGAGAAACTCTCGCTACATATGTTACGGTTTATTACGATAGCGGAAAGGATGAAGACTATGAATGAATATGACCTGCTGCAGTTATATTTTGTAATCTTAATTATCGCTGCTGCCGTAATCGCGTATTTCCTTTATTGGCTCGACAGAAAAGGAATACTTCAAGACGTGAGTTATTTTTTTCTGTACGTCTATTACATGTACCTTATTCCCTGGCTGAGAAAGAAAGCCATTATCTGGTTTCATTTCTCCGGAGAAAAGCGTGATAAATTCTTAGCGCGTTACGGAGGACGGTATGAGTAAAACCATGCAGTTAACTCCGGAGCAGTATGCCGCATTATGTCATGATTACCCGGTCCGGGAAGCATCGAGTGAAAAAAGGAAGCGTCCTAAAAAGAACAAAAGAAGAAATACAAACACGGAACAAAAGCGTGGACTACACGCAATACTTCATATGCTTGCAGGAAAGTTCGGGTATAGATTATGCACAGAATATTTTTTCGCGAAACCGCGTCAATTCAGGTTTGACTTTGCATTCCCGGATATTAAACTCGGCATTGAATACGAGGGATTAAATTTCCGCGCTTATCAAAAAAACGGTGATGCGACTGCTAAGAGCCGTCATATAACAATTGGCGGTTTTACCGGGGATTGTGAAAAATATAATCTTGCCGTTCTTAACGGCTGGCGCGTTCTCCGCTACACAGCAATAAGTTATAAATCGTCATACGAAGAGGTTTCACAATTCATTAATAAACATAAATCTTCTTTTCAAATTAAATCAACGCCATGAAAGAACAATTCAAAACAGTTAAAGTAACGGAAGTTCAGGAGTCGAAAACAAACCCGCGTAAGAACTACGATAACGCGGCATTGAAAGAACTTGCCGAAAGTATTAAAACACACGGAATAATTCAGCCTCTTGTCGTCCGTGCTGTAAAAAAAGGTTATGAGCTTGTCGCGGGATCCCGCAGGCTCAGGGCTGCAAAAGAGGCAAAGTTAAAAGAGATCCCTGTCATTGTAAAAGAACTTACTGATGATGAAGTTGTCGAAATTCAGATTATTGAAAACCTGCAACGTCAGGATATTCATCCGCTCGACGAGGCTGAGGGATTTAAGAATCTGATTGATTCTAAAAAATACACAGTTGAATCGATTGCAGAAAAGATCGGTAAGTCAATGGTTTACGTATATCAGCGAATGAAGTTAACCAGCCTCATTCCTGAAGTAAAAAAACTTTTCCGTGATAATCATTGCAGTTACGGTCAGGCAGCGGTTATCGCGCGGTTATTGCCCGAAGTTCAAAAGGAACTTTATGCGGATGAATACCGCGGAGGTGAACGTCCGGAAAATGTAAGTCTCGGCGACATTAAAGGCTGGATATCGGGTCACTCGGAAAAAGATTTAACGAAAGCGCGGTTTGATTTAAGCGACGGTGCTATTATTTCTTCTGCCGGTGCCTGTACTTCGTGTCATAAAAATACAGCGTGCGATACTCAATTATTCCCGGACTTCGCGAATAAAAAGATATGCACAGACGTCAAGTGCTATAAATTAAAGGAACACGCCTTTCTGGTTAAGCAGTACGAAGAACTTAAAGCGAAAGACGCGAACGCGCTAATGATATCGGATTTCTATGGAGATCCCGGGAAGTCCGATTTTAAGAATGTCGTTAACAACAGCAATTACAACGAGTGTAAAAAATCGGATAAAGGCGCTCGTCTTGCAATAGTGGTTCAGGGATATGCTAATTCCGATATTGGCAAAGTGAAGTACGTTACGCTAGAGAAACCTAGTTCCGGGCGCTCGGGAGCGTATTCAAACCCGGCAGACGTCGAGCAGCGAAAAGCGAACGCAAGGGCTGCTGCTTCTATAAAAGTCCGTTTAGATTTTATCGAAGAGGTATTCGACAAACCCGACGGATTAAAAATCGATAATCCGGAAATCCTTAAAATATTGTTTGAAATTATCCTTAGGGATTTCCCATCCGATATATTTCCGAAGTTGAGAAAGTATTTCGACTGGAAAGTTGAAAAGTTGAAAAACGGTCAATTTGACTACGTGAAACTTCTTACTCATTTATACGCGCACCAAAAGAACCCGCTTCAATTTATTCTTGAAATGATAATGTGGGAAGAAATCACGCGCGACCATACATTCGACGAAAACGATCCACTGAGACGCGACAAACTAAACGATATTGCTAAGGTTTACGGCGTTGATTTAAAAAAGGATATGGAGACGGTTAAGAAAGTAGCCGTCGAGGAACTGACGGCAAAGATTAAAGCAGCGAAGGAAAAGAAGAAATCAGCGAAAAAATAATCAATCTAATTTTTTAACTTTTAATTCATTATATGCCTAAAAAAACAATCAAAGTAACAAAAGATGGGATACACGAATTTAAGCATGTGTCCTACATCGACGCCGACGGAAACGAAACGACGGCGAGGAAAAAAGCCGCGTTCGAAAATGTAAAATGCGCCTGCGGTCTCGAGGGAACGCATACCTCCGGTGATTCTTACGTCGAGGTTAAGAACACAGCAGCTAACAAGAAACTTACTGACGACGGCTGCAAGGAAAAGAATCTCGAAAAGGCTCTTGAAGTTCCCGGGGACGGTCCCGCTCAGGAAGAGAAAAAGGAAAGCAGTACTCAGGTCGGCTCCCAGGTTATGGATCTGCGGCTCGAATATAAATTCACTGAGGAAGAGATGCTGTCGTTCGGCGGGCGGATGTCCGAATCATTCATCGAGATTCACAAACTCGAAGATGAACTGAAATCAATCAAAGCCGATTACAAGGCTAAGATTACAGCGCATGAACAGGCGATTTCCGAATACACGGAAAAGATACGTAACGGATCTGAAGAGCGTGAAGTCGAATGTACGGTCTTATTTCACACTCCGCGCATGCATGAAAAGACTATAACCCGGAACGATACCGGCGTCGAGGTTGCTGTTATTCCGATGGAAGACGACGATTACACGCTATTCAATCAGGACGCTCCGGATAATCCCGAATCACAAATGGAAGTCGTAAAACCCGACGAGAATGTATCAGAAGGCTAAAATACCGAAAAAGATCGCGCGCCGCATTGCGATAGTGGAATTCTTTATGTCCGCGAAAAAGCCCGTTCACGAGCAGAACGTGCTTACTCAATTCGGCATCAGCTTTAGGACATTAACTGTCCACGATTTACCGTCGCTGAGGAAAATCGGAATAAATATCAGGAGTTCCATGAGGTATTATTCCTTACACGGGAAGGTAGATCCGGATTGTGTCTCGAAGATTACGGGCGTTAAGAGCAAACCGGCAAAGAAGCACACGATCAAGAGCAAACGAAATGTAATTGTAGACTGGGCGGCAGTTACCGCCCAGTTTCAAGAAGCAATGAAAAGTGCAACCCGGATTAAGATCGGCTCGAGGTATAAAGTCGAAACTGATTTTAACGAATCCTTCACAGGCAAACTCGTCTTTCTCCGTGACGGCGTTTACGGATTCGACGTCTCTGGAGATTATAAAACAGCAAGGCTCGGAAAATGTAAATTAACTGTATACAATGGCTAAAGAAACTTATTACAGGGGGACACCAAAGCCGTATACAGTTTATTTCCTACGTCTCACAGGGAAAGGCGAAGAATTTTACAAGATTGGGGTGACGGAGTTTTTGAAACGCCGTATCAGTAAAATACGGCAGAGTGGGTATAAGATTGAATTATTAAAAACAATTGAGCTTCCGCCGTTTGACGCGATTGAATTAGAAAGCAAGTTACATGGTCTACATAAAAAATACAGTTATACTCCCGTTGTGAAGTTCGGCGGGTATTTAGAATGTTATAAACAGACTAAACTTGATTTTAAACTATGAAAAAAAAGGAATCATTTTACTTCTCTCATGATATGGATGCAAGACACGATCCTAAGATTCTCAAAATGGAATCGGTATATGAACACGGATACGGATGGTATTTTAAGATCGTAGAGATACTCCGGGCACAGTCAGAATATCGCTATAAAATAGATAAGTACTGTTGGAATGCAATTGCATCCGATTTGCATATGCAAAAAAACACAGTGAAAAAATTTGTAGAAGATTGCATAAAAGAGTTCGATTTGTTCAAGTCTGACGGTGAGTATTTCTGGAGTGATTCACTTCTTGAGCGCATGGAGATAAAAGACAAAAAGTCTCAAATCTACGCCGAAAACGCAAAAAAGAGGTGGGGGGGTAAAGGTATGCAATTGCATAGCAAGCAGAATGCAATTGCAGAGCATATAAAAGAAATAAAAGAAATAAAAGAAAATAATATATCTATTCCGTTTTCTTCTTTCTGGAATATTTACGGGAAAAAGGTAGGCGATAAGGTTAAACTTGAAAAGCAGTGGAATAAGCTCTCGGACGCAGAACGTCAGGCAATCATGGAACACGTTCCTAAATACGTGAAGGCAACTCCAGAAAAGAAGTACCGCAAGAACCCTGGTACTTACCTGAACAATCATTCATGGCTCGATGAGATTGTCGAGTACACTTCGAAACCCGGAGCGCAGGATATAGAGAAACTTGCTTATGGACTGTTCGAACAACGCAAGAAAACATTTTTTTCTCGTTATCAAGAATTGAGACTTTCCGTATCAAACCCGAAAGAGCATATTGCACAGGGAATTATCAACGCCTTACCCGACATCAAGAATTATGATTATCAGACATTGAAGCGGAAACTCGAAGATAAACTCGAAGAGTTTTTTAAACCATATTACAAAAAGGAAGGGATTTCTGCATGAAGATTACAGTCGAAGAAATCAGAAGCAATAAAGTTCTTGCTCTTTCGTGGAAAGAGCCGTATGGAAGTTTAATGTTACATGGGAAAATAGAAACGAGGACGTGGAAAACGAATTACAGAGGATTGGTTTTGATATGTTTAAGTCAACAGCCATATAAATCCGGCGTTATTGAACAAATATCAGGGAAATATCAACGCCGGAGACTTATTGAATTATTGAATACTAATGAAGCAATGAGTGTGTACTGGGGAAAAAGTGGATTTGTGGATTTTTATGGTAAGGCTTTTTCTATCGGTCGTCTCGTTGACTGTCGCCCGATGAAGACGGAAGATGAAAACAAAACCTTTGTGAAGTATTATCCTGATTTGTTTTGCCACGTTTACGAAGATGTAACGCCGATTGTTCCGTTCCAGTGGAAGGGTAAGCAGGGGTGGAGTACGGTTTCAGATGAGGTAAAAAACAAAATAATTCTTAAAAATTAAATGCGATGATTGAAAAAACAAATACAATATTCGCTGACTTACCGTATAAGATTAGACTACACGGGATTGTCGGCGCGTTAGAGATATTCGAGGTAACGCATAAACTTAAACAGCCGACAAAGGTTGTTACCTATGCGTACGATGGTATTCCACTATTCCCGGAACTGTTTAATAAGCAGTGCCAGGATCCTGATTTGATACTTGAAGATAATTTACGTCAACTCAGGGACGAGTTGTTTAGTAATGGTTTTACACTGTGAATTTTAAACTATAAAAATGAGCACTTCAATTTGCACCGGCTGCGGTCAACCGATTAACTGGATTAAAACCGACAAGGGAAAATGGATGCCGATTGATACGGACATTACGACGTCAAACGGCAACGACATTCTTTACGTCGACGAATTAACCGGATTCAAGAAACTGCCTGCAGGGCGTAAGGGATACAAGAGCCACTTCAGCACGTGTCCGGACGCTAAGAATTTCAGGAGGAAAAAATGAAAACACCTGGAAATTTATCAAAGGTAAACATAAGGACTGAACGGCGTCCGAATACGAATATTACGCCGCCGAAATTTGCGACAAGGAGTGAGGGTGCTATCGGGTTGGGTGAATCATCGCTTCTTTTCTTCGCTGTGTTCGTTGCTTTTCTGGCGGGGATTGTATTCGGTATTTTAATATCTAAACATTTTTGAACTGTAACACTCCCGGGTGCAGGCAATTAAACAAAAAACCTGTTGTTTTCCCCTGCGCTCGGGAATTTAAAAACGAAAGGATAAAGGATAAAAATGCAAGAAATTAAAGAATTGTACTTAACGCTTGCAGCAACCGGCTGGGCGTATTTGGTTTTACTCTGTGCGCTGTTTATTCTCGGCATAGCATTCAGTAAGAGACTGCGGTGCTTACTCGTTTTCGGCGGACATAAGATGCACCGGTATAACATTAAATCAAAAGGACGCCAGGGCTGGATGACATTCGAAGCAGAGCGGTGTATGCGTTGCGGAAAAGAACGAATAGTAAAAGTAAAAACACAGGGCAGAAAGAAATAAATGAGTGCTCAGGAACAGGCTTTTAATATTTGGCGCGCTAATCTCGAAAAGGATTTATTTGTTCGCACTGATGGCGTCGAGTTCGGGAAATTTAAATACAGAATAATTAAATCGATAAAGAAAATGACAGCATCAAAGGTGATAATCAGCCATGATTTTACTGTTCAAACCGATTCATGGAAAATTGAAAAGGATGAGTATCTGCTTTACACGTCGGCTAAGGGTATCGGCAGAGGTCTTAAGCCGGAAGAGATAATACGAATGAAAGTGAAAGACAAGACGGTCTTGTATCTAATTCACAAAGTAGATTACATTAACGATAAATTCACAGCGAAATTAATTTTTATGAAGTATGAGTGAAGCGAAAGATACAACGCAAATAATGATTGAGAGAAAATTCGAGTGGGCTGTCTTGCGGGCGCTGTCGAAAATAGAGAATATTATTCGGGACACAGGACACGGTCGAATCGAGATAATAATCGCCGACGGTGACATTCAAGATGTTCGCGCTATGGATATGCTGAGAAACCCGAAACGTCATAAAAAGAATGCAAAAAACGAATAATATGTTTATGGGAATAACTAAAACATTAAAACAAAACAGTAAATTCGGGAAATGGTTAATAATCCATGACCTTGGCATGATGAACCACAGGCATTATTTTGAATGTAAATGTGAGTGTGGAACAATCAAAAAGATTGAACGAGGTAATCTTGTTAGTGGTAAGTCTACAAGTTGCCGGAAGTGCTCTAAAAGAACAAACACAAAAAAACGAGGTTTATCTCGGCATAAAGATTATAACGTTTGGTGTGGAATATTATATCGCTGCAATAACCCGCAAGGCGCAAGTTACAAAAATTATGGCGGGCGCGGGATAAAAGTGTGTGAACGCTGGGAAAAATCGTTTGAGAACTTTATTCAGGACATGGGAGAAAGACCATCGCGAGAGTATTCAATTGAGCGGGTTAACAATAACGGAAATTACGAGCCGGATAATTGCAAATGGATACTTAAATCAAGACAAGCGGTGAATCGTAGAAACTGGGCAATTGATGAATTTAGTTCTTTGAATATTTCCCCACAAAGAAAAACTCAATTGAGGTATAGAAAAAAAGGGTTATGCGTTATTTGTGGGAAACAAGCGTATAAAGGAGTTTATTGCGAAAAGCATTTTTTGATGAATAAAAATCGTAAGAAAGGCAAGCACGTACAGGCAGTTAGCCCGCAATGAATCTTGACTGTTTGTTTGATAACATATAAGTTTGTAATAGAATCGTTCTTAACATAAGCAATTTTTTAAACTAACGCTAACAAAGAATTTGAGGCGGCAGTCGGAAGAATTCCCTTTCGGTTACCGTCTTTTTTATTAAACAAATATGAAAATTCAAAACAGAATTATAAAATCAGAAGACGTCGAGTGGAAGAAACTCAAATTTATCCAGGCTGATAACTTCAAGGAGCTCACAAAAGAAGCATACGAAAAATTAAAAAATTCAATACTGACAAATCAGTTCGTTGAATCCTTCAAGGTATGGCAAAGCGGCAATAACCTGTATTGTCTTGATGGATTTCACAGGATTAAAGTCTTGAAGGAACTGCAAAAGAAAGGTGATTACATCCCGGCAAAACTCCGTGCGGATTTTATCGAGTGTGAAACCCGGAAGGATGCGGCTAAACTTGTTTTGATTTACAGCTCCATATACGCGAAGATCTCCGAGGAAGGACTCTATGAGTACCTGAATAAGAATTTCCTTGATTTAAACGCTCTGGAGCTCGAGATAAGCATTCCTGAGGTTAATATCGAAGAGTTTAAAGCGGGATTTTACGAAGATATCGATATCCCGGAGGACTTTGTTTCGGTGATTAAAGGCGGGAGTGAGTATTTCTCAATGACGTTTGTGTTCAAAAAAACAGTGAAAAAAGAATTTGAAGCCTGGCTGAAGAAAAACGGCAAGGATCAACTAACGGAAAGGATTATCAAAATTGTTAAAGGCAGGTAGTCAGGTAACGCTATGCGACGTACCGGTCCGGCTTGATAATTATGTCGGCTGCTCTCACGGATGCCGGTATTGTTTCGCTCAGTTCAAAACAGATATTACGAGAATAAAAGCTCTTGACGTAAGCAAAAGCGTGAGCGCTTTCATCCGCGGGGAACGTTCCCAGGAAACCGAGGCTTTCGACTTCCCTATCCCGCTACACTGGGGAGGCATGAGCGATCCTTTTCAACCGCTCGAGCGAAAAACCGGAGGCAGTCTTCAGCTGCTTAAAATCTTTGCTGATACGGGTTATCCTTTTATCATCAGCACAAAGGGAAAATTATTAGCGGAGCCGAGATATGTCGAGTTGCTTCGTCAGTGTAATGCAGTCGTTCAGGTCAGTATGCTTTCAAAGCAGTATGACAAATATGAGCACATTAAATTTGATGATAGGCTTAAGATGCTCGATGTTCTTTCGAAAAACAGCAAGCGGTTAATCATTCGTGCCCAGCCGTATATTCCAAAACTGAAAGATGATATTATCAAACTGGCGAAAAAATATCAAGACAGCGGAGTATACGGGATAACCATTGAAGGATTGAAAACGAAAAGCAAGACAACCGGGACCGTAAAACATTTCGGGGATTTCGTTATTCCTTACGGGCGTATTAAAAGCGATTTTCTTGCAATAAAAAAAGTTTACAACGAACACGGCATTAAGGTTTACGGCGCGGAAAACAGGCTCAGGAGTCTCGGTGATAGTTTAAGCTGTTGCGGAGTGGAAAATCTTCCCGGCTTTAAGGTTAATACTTACAACCTGAATCATCTGAAGTACGATCCGGAAAATGCTGTTCCGTCTCCGGGTATGTTAAAAAAAGGTTTCGGTGTAACTCCGTTTAAATCAATCGCTCAGGATAGCGTAATGGAGAAAAGCGTTCGGCAGTATTCTTTCAAAGACCTGATGGATATTTATTTTAACTCACACAAGGATGTAATAGGATGAAAGCGAAAACGAAAAAGCCGGTTAAACAGAAAACGAAGAGAGGCGCGAAAAGTAAAGATTGGCTTTTTGTCGAGTACCGAGATGAAATATTAACGATGGCGAAAACAGGGAATACGAACAAAGATATATGCAAAACGCTTGATATTTCTGAAGACACCTTTTATGAATATTGCAAAAAACATCCCGATTTTTCCGAGACCATAAAAAGGGCAAAGGTCAAAGCAGATACAAAAATCGTAAATGCTCTTTACAGACGCGCTGAGGGTTATGAAGTTGTCGAGGAACAAATCGAATACACTCCTGCGTCCACCGGGGAAGAAAAGAAAACAAAGGTTAAAAGTGTAAAGCGAATAAAAAAACATATTCCCGGAGACGTCGCCGCTCAGTTTATATGGCTAAAGAATCGTAAGTCTGAAGAATGGAAAGATAAGCAGCAGGTTGAACATTCCGGACGTGTTGAAGACGTCAAAGTCATTAAGCGTGTTTTAGTTCTCGGAAAGAACTCAAAAAAGAAAACTTTAACGAGAGAAGAGGGTGCAGATTAAATGGAACTTGATCTAAAACATACCATCGTCTTCGAAAAAAATCTCAAAGCCTATAATAATTCTGACATCAGATTCATAGTTAACGAAGGAGGAACTAGTTCCTCAAAGACGTATAGTATTTGTCAAATGTTGATTTTCCTTGCAATAACCGAATTGGAAGAGTACATCATCGATATAGGCAGAAAAACACTCCCGTCACTTAAAGGTACTGCAATGAAAGATTTTTTCGATATACTTGACGGCTGGAATCTGTATAATCCCGAGCATCATAACATTTCAGAAAATCAATATTCAATCGGTACAAATCTATTTTCGTTCTTTTCTCTCGACCATCCGAAGAAAGTTCGCGGGCGTCGACGTCATATTCTATGGTTGAATGAAGCTAACGAGTTCGATCTCGAATCATACAGGCAGATGAACCAACGTACGAAATATAAAGTAATCATGGATTATAACCCGTCCGATGAAGTACACTGGATTTATGATAAAGTCCTGGACAGAAAAGAAGCTATCCTCATACAGAGCAGTTATCTTGATAATCCTTTCCTCGAAGATTCGATTATAAACGAAATTGAAAATTACAAAACAGAAGATATAGAGTACTGGACTATTTACGGATTAGGGAAACGCGCATTATCTCCATTGAAAATATATTCCAATTACGATCTGATTAACGATATGCCCGGGAGCCTGGACGAGACAATCTACGGTCTCGATTTCGGTTTTAATAATCCATCAGCATTTATCAGGATAGGAATAAAAGACAAAGAATATTATCTCGAGGAATTAATACACGAACCAAGATTAACGAACTCAAAACTAATTGAGAAAATCGATTCATTCAATATTAATAAAAATGCTGAAATATATTGCGACAACGCAGAGCCGAACAGAATACAGGAATTAAAGGATGCCGGTTACGTTAATGCAAAGCCAGCTGATAAATCGGTAAAGGATGGAATCGATTTTGTTAAACGACAGAGGCTTCATATACTTAAAGAAAGTTATAAAACAGAAAAAGAATTTAAAAGATACAAATGGAAATCAGATGCTAATGGCCGTATTCTCGATGAACCGGTTAAGATTGATGATCACTCACCCGATGCTGTTCGATACGCTATCTATACTCATTCAAAAGTGTTAATAGGTTACAGTACTACCGAACAAGCGCCACCGAGAGAGCGCAGATCACTTACCGAGCAAATGGGCATTAAAGGAATAAAATTTAATAGAATTTTAAATCATTAAAACAAAAACAATGAATGCATTTCAGAAATTCTTTTTAAAGTCATTCGAGATTCTGGCCGGGAAGAAACTCAGAGCCAGTGAAAGTATTTACGATACACTCGATGAACCCGGATATAGACGGATTACAGAACGCGACATAAAAGGTCTTGACGTTATCACTCGGGACCGTCAATTAAAAATTGTTTACAATCTTTATTTGACAAATCCGTTTGCAAAAACTATGGTTGATACCATTAATGATTTTGTTTTCGGCGACGGTTTTACATTCGACATTGAAACTGATGACGGCGTCCCGAAATACAAAAAAGATGAGGCTTTCAAACTTCTTAATCAGTTCTGGGAAAACAACAAGTTTGATACGAACCTCGAGAAAAAAGGTCTTGATTTGTCAATCAATGGTATGCTCGTTCTTCCGGCATTCGTCAACAAACAGAACGGAGATGTTCGTCTTGGATTCATCGACCCCTCAAATATTGAGAGTGTCAGGACTAATCCTATGAATGTCGAGGATATTGGAAGCATCCTTCTTAAACCGATATCAGCACAGGGCGCTCGTGAATTGAAAGTAATAAAAATAATGGAAGACGATATAATGAATAAGAATTACGGACTACTTGACGGCGAAACGTTCTTTTTCTCGATTAATAATGTCAGCAATCAACCTGAGGGAGTTTCTGATCTTCTTGTTAGTGCGGATATGGTTGATATGCTTCAACAACTATTATTCAACATCCTGAAGCATAGCGAATTATCTTACCTGTATTTCGAGGATGTTAAGTTATCTGGAGCATCTCCCGAAGAAATTGATGATTGGATTAAAAGGAACCCGATATCAGCGCAAGGGGGCAGGCGCGTTCATAACGAAAATGTTGAGCATGAGTTAGTAACAGCCGATATTAAAGCGCAGGACAGTGAAGGAATCGTAAGACTGTTTAAGAATATAATTCTGTTATCGAAGCGCATGCCTGAGCACTGGTTTGCTGATGGTGCGAACGCGAACAAAGCAACCGCCGTCGAGCAGGGTACTGCGGTTTTTAGAATGCTGCAAAAACGTCAGCAATATATCGGCGCGATAATAAAGGACATCTTGACGTTCGTATTGCACAAAGCAGTAATCAACAACAAGGAAGGTTTTCGTATTACAAAAAATGATTTACTCGAGAAACGTGTGCGAGTGAAGGTAAACGTTCCGAAATTCGAAATAAAGAATTTTGATAAGATATCCGATTCAGTGAATAAGATTTCTGATTTTCTTAGCAAAGGCGTTACGCGGGGATTCATTACTCAGGAAACAGCGGGAAAGATATTCCGCGCTATGCCCGTAATGTTCGGTTATACTGTTGACGAGGAAGCTGAATCAGAAAAACTTGCGACGATTGAAAAAGAGAAAATGACGGAGCCTGTAAAGACAGAGGAAAACAAACCAGTAACGGAATAATCCTCGTCTATTGACATTTAATTTTATTAAACATAGATTTGTATCAACAACGGTTATTAACTTAACCACGTTCATAAAAACGACGAGAAATGTAAACTAAACATTCACTGACAATTTTGAGGCGGGTGTAAAGAAGTAAAATTCTTTCACCCGCTTTTTTTATTTGCAAAAATGAAAAAAGCATTTAAAGACATATTCGAAATAACCCAGATTAAACTTTCCGAGTCCATCGAAGACGGCAAGTACAAATGCGTTCTTATCTGTGCCGGCGAAACAGCAACAGCAAATATGACAATCAATGTTGACGGCGTTCCTGTAGCCTGTAAGAAATACTATATGCCTGAGGCTATAGAAAGTGCTGTTAGCAAAGGATTATTCGAAGGATGTCCGGCTTTATTCCGCAGTACCGAACAGCATCTGGCCGTTGAAGATACCGGTATCAATTACCACGTTGGGCACTTCACAAATGTCGTATGGAATGCAGCAGAGCAATGCGCTGAAGGAATATTCAATACATCAAAGCATTCCGAATACGCGCGGAGTTTCAGAGAAAAACTTGCTGCGGTATGGCAAAAAACAAAAGATGTCGGATTGTCTATTGCTGCGGAAATTAAGGGTTATCTCACGAAAAACGGTGAGCAACACTTAATCGTTGTGAGCGAAATAGATTCACTTCAGTCTGTTGATGTCGTTTCAAAAGGCAATGCAGGCGGTCAGTTAGTTGCACTTCTGGCTGAATCAATCAAAAAGAAAAACAAATTTTTTCAAACTTTTAAAAATGGAGAATCATACAACATGAATCCCGAATTGAAAGCTCAAATCTTCGCGCTATTGATGACGGCGGCATTAATCGGCGAAGGCGTTACAGTTGAGACGGCAAGCGATGAAGACCTTGTCAACGGATTATTTGAATATACAATAACTCTGTTAAACACTGTCGATACTTCACTTTCCGAATCACAAATGAAGGATAAGGCGAATAAAATCGCTGAGGCCATGAAGGAACTAAGAAAGGGCATGACGGATACTGACAAAGAAAAAGTTTCAGCCTCTATCGGTGAAGCCTACAAACTTTTGAAAGATGCCGGCATGATAAAATCAAAGACTGCCGAAGGCAAGCCGAAAGCAACATCCCAGGTACCCGCAGGGATTTCAGAAGAAATGAACAGAGTTTTAAACGAAGCGAAACTTTTGATTTCAGAATCTTACATGCGCGGTAAATCCGAAAAATCAAATCTTCCTGAGCCGATAAAGGATAAAATAAATAAAATGTACGGCGGGCAGATTCTTTCGCAGGAACAGATCGACACGATTTTCACGGCAGAGCAGGATGCTTATGCTAAACTTAATCCTAATCATGTCGATAATGGCGGAGCGGATGTAAAACTAAAAACTGACGCAATCGATAAATTCCAGTTAGCGATGGATTATCTTATGCTTAATCCGGCAACGTTCAGAGCGATGAGCGCCGAGGAACAGGCTAAGTACAAAGACGTCAAGGGTATTTATTCCTTCAAGGATATGTACGTTGACTATACCGGAGATAAGGCAGTCACCGGTAAGATCTTTAAAGGCTCGCTTGCTGAAGCAGGAATCGAAAGCACGTCTTTCACAAACGTACTCGGGAACAGTCTGCACAGGGCGTTACTTGCAGAATACAATGCAAGCGCATACTCGCAGACCTGGAAAAGAATAGCGACGGTAGTTCCGAGAACAGACTTTAAAGAAAACACTGTTATCAGAGTAGGCGGATTCGGTGATCTTCCGACGGTAGCAGAATCCGGTGATTACACTGAAGAGGCGCTTCCGACTGAAGCAGCTGTCAAGTATGCTCTTTCGAAAAAAGGTCATACATTGACAATCTCAATGGAATCGATCAGAAACGACGATCTCGGATTCATCAGGAGAATTCCTCAGAAATGGGGAGTCGCTGCCGCAAGGACACTGCATAAAGCCGTATTCAACGGAATACTGACAAACCAGGCAATGGATTACGATACAAAAGCATTGTTCCATGCCGATCATTATAATCTGCTTACTGCCGAACTCGATTCAACATCATACGTTCAGGCCATAATTAAGTTAATGCAGCAAAAGGAACTCGATAATGCTGAGCCGATTGGATTAACCCCGAAATTCCTTCTTGTCGGAATATCATTAATCGAGATGGCTTACAAACTTACCACGCCTGCATTCGGCTTACAGAATAATGTTGCGGACTTTGCGCAGAATCTCAGGATAGAGCCGGTAGTGATTCCGAACAACACAACAAAGAGCTGGCAGTTAGTTTGTGATCCTGCTGAAGCTCCGTTGTATGAAATCGGCTTCCTGGACGGGAAAGAAGAGCCTGAATTATTCGTGCAGGATCTTCCGACGCAGGGCTACACGTTCAGCAATGACGGAATTAAATATAAAATAAGGCACGTGTATAACGGTGATTTAATCGACCACAGAGCAATAGTCGGTTCAATCCCTGTTGAAGCGTAACAGAGTTCGTTGATTAAAAAAACCGTGCAGGGGACCGATGGGAATCTTGCACGGTTTATTAAAAAAGTTTAAAAGCGATGTCAAAAAGTAAAATAGAATTTTTAAACGATATTGAAATAAAAGTCAAAGACCTTGCGGGCGAATGCACGAAAACGGCTATCGTAATCAGTGCAACTTTTTCAAGTCCAAAGACAACCTTTGCAGTTGATTCTGTCAAAGGATTTACCGCAGGTGATTCTGTTTATATTTTTGACGGAACAATATCAAAGATTCTCACGATAACCGATATTGATTCAACGCTTAAAAAAATATCTGTTACCGGCGATTATCATACATTTGCTTCTGGTGGAACAATAAAGAAGTCTGACGCTCTTAGTCATCTTGATAAAGCACTACTTACTTATTCGCGAGTAAAGCCGCTATGTAAAGTGTCGGAAATTACCGGTGATGGCACGAGTGAACTTTCTGTGCCTGCAGATTGGATTCCTGACTTTAGCGTTATCAACTCAATCGAGTATCCTATTGATCAGGAGCCGGCTAATTTTCTCGAAAGCAATACATATCAGACGTATCTGAATAAGACAAATACAAGAAAAATAAAATTAGCCTTTTCTCTCGGGACCGGTAGCAAAGCATACTTAAATTACACAACTGTTTATTTGTTCAGCTCCGACAACCCGCCTGTAGTGGATATTCCAATTGGTAACTTCAGCGCAATAACCGACATCGCAGCATCTTATTATTTACTTGCACTTGCTGCTCGTTATGGACAATCAGTGAATAAGGCAATAAGTGCCGACAGCGTAAACTACGATAACAAAGTTGATGCATATCGGAGGCTTGCGCGCGAATATCTCGGACAGGCTGCTTCCTGGTTAGGCGTAAGTTTGAAGTCTCTCGATGGCACTGGCTGGGGCGTAGGACCGGCTTCAGCTACTCAAGGTATAGACCTTTCGAATGATCGGCTAAAAATCTTTACGACAGGTAGACAATTTTTTACAAAAAATTAAAATATATAAAATGGGAAGAATAAGAAATATTCTCAAAGGAAAAGATAAAAATCCGGATGAAAAAGAAGAAAATATGAATCCGGGTGATTCTTCCGATATCGATAATCCGGAGTTAAATCCGGATGAAAACGCGGATCAGGATGATGCGCCTCCGCAGGATTCTCTTCCGGGTGATTCTTCCGAGGTAGCAGACACTTCTGATAATAT